CTAACTTTGTAACATATGTCTTACCACATTACACACGGCATTTTCCTGCGTTGAATTCTTGATCGGATAGCCAAGAAGATCCAGCGGCTTCGATGTCGGATGGTCCTTGTTTCTCTTCGGCTTATCAAAATTCCAGATCGTCGTCTGACTGCGATCGGAATACCACGAATGCTTCCCATTCTGAATGAACCCGTAGAGCACCGGTTCGTGCTGCCACTGGTAGTCGGATCTGCCAAGCACCAGGGAATTCTTCACCCAGATGCATACGCCGGCCAGGTGAAAGCCCGCATCGACGAAAGCCCTCCGGAAAGTAAGTCCTTCCGTGTCTGCGTGAAAGCAATAGGCAGCACCGCCTTTTTCCAGATGATCCGCCATGTTCTTGAAAGCGGAAAGCAGGAAATTGTAAAACTCCTCGCCCTTCAAACTGTCATTCTTGATGGTAAGACCGTCCGATGCCTTGAAGGAAACGCCGTATGGCGGATCGGTCAGTACCAGATTCGCTCTGGTTTCACCCATGAGCCGATCGACATCCTCCTTAGAAGTGGCATCTCCGCATAAAAGGCGGTGCCTTCCCACGGTCCAGAGATCACCCGGTTCCACAAAGGATGCCTTTTCAAGTGCTGCCGACAGATCAAAGTCATCATCTTCAACATCTTTTTGTTCACCGGTTCCGAGGAGCTTTTCAAGTTCGTCATCGTCAAAGCCAAGAAGCGACAGATCAAAGGATGCGTCCTGAAGATCAGAAAGTTCCACGGACAGCATCTCTTCATCCCAGCCTGCGTTCAGGGCTAACTGATTGTCCGCAAGGATATAGGCACGCTTCTGCGCATCGGTAAGGTTCTCGGCAAAGACGCATGGCACTGTCTCATAGCCTTCCGCCCTCGCTGCCTGCACGCGTCCGTGACCGACCAGAATGTTATAGTCGGCGTCGATCACCGCTGGCGAGACAAATCCGAACTCGCGAAGGCTTGCTCGAAGCTGCGCGATCTGTTCCTTGCTGTGTGTTCTTGCATTCCTTGCATAAGGCACCAACTTGTCGATCGGTACCTGCTCTAATTTCTGTGTATTCATTACATTCCCTTCCTTGCACGAAGAAGCCGTTCCATCACGTCATCCTGCGGATTCATTCCACTGTATTCGGTTGAGCAGTTTTCCTTGACGATCTGGAAGATCTCGTTCCACAGGCGATTAGCCTGATTCATGTAGTTGATTCCGATATTGATGAACGGAGAAGGGATCGGCTTCCCAGTCGTCGGATGCTTGGAAAGGTATCCGAGCCGAGTGGTCATCTCTTCACACTGAATCCATCTGGCGCAGCACATCGCATAGCGCTCCAAGAGTTGCGGCGATACCGCCTTAGCCACACCGAGCTGCTCCAGCCATTCCCATGTCTCTTTGTATATTTCACCGGCTTCCAGCGTGGAGCCGTCGTGCTGCTTCGCAGAGAGGAAGTCATGAGGTGCTGGCATATCCTCGCCCTCGACGTCTGGAATATCCAGAACGGTGAGCTTTCTTCCGCCCGGATTCCCGTCCTCGTATTTCTGCTTTACCGCACTCTTTTTCCTGCCGGCACCCGGACGCTTCCCGCCGCGGCCGCCGATGTTATTCGATTTTGTAGGCACCTGCTTCACCGCCTTCCCTTATTACCCGTTTGAATTCGCTTTTTTTGCACAGAAGACCCCGCGCCGTTTTCCGCGGCAAAGGCGCACAGCGATTTGACCCGCCCCTCCCGGTCAGAAAAAATTTATCTGTCACCGCGTTCACGATGAATCTTTTCATGACAAGACCGGCAAAGACTCATCAAATTCTTTTCCTCGTTGCTTCCGCCTTCAGACAGCGGCACGATGTGATGCACCTCTTCGGCTGCCACGTATCGGCCCTCCTTCAGGCACTGCTCGCAAAGCGGATGCTTCCGAACATAACGGTCACGGATTCTCTTCCAGGCTCTGCCATAACGTTTGCCGGGTGAGTATCCGCGCGTGAACTTCTCGTAGTGATCGTTCATGATCTTGGCGTGCTCTTCGCAGTACTGCTCGCCGTCCTCACAAAGATTCGGGCAGCCAGGATAGCGGCAGGGCCTTTTCGGTTTCCTTGGCACGACCTGCGCCTCCTTTCATGGCATAAAGAAAGCCCTGCGAGGAGGACCCCACAAGGCTTCGTGCTCTCTGTATTCTTTTTGCATTTCTGCTGATTATATAGTATCACAGCAGCCGCCCGGACATCTCTGGACAAAGCTGGACATTTCGGGCGCATTTCATATCGTGATCGGATTTTCCGGCAGCACCACATGAAGCAGTGCCTTGCCATGCCATCTTCTTACAGTACGGGCATCGGCATGGAGCTCTGTCCCGATCTGCTCCCACGTGTAGTTATGAACGTAGCGGTACTTCAGGACCATGCGTTCATCCGTATCCTCCACTGATGTTATGACAGACCGTATCTCTTTCTTTAGCTCCATCAGAAGATCAATCTCCTTATTGATCTTGTCCTCAAGCTCCATGATCTTCTCAAGGCTTCGGACAAACGGCGCATCGTAGTTCTTGGATGTCTGGATGCGTTCTGTCAGCTGTGGAGAGGATACGCTGGATGCCATCTCCCGAAGCGATGCCACTTCCTCAAGATTGCTGCATATTTTCTGGTCCAGACGGTATGCCTGGCGCAGATATTCTTTTGCTGTCATGGTAGCCATTCCTCCTCTAATTTCGTAAGCAGCGCCTGTCCATCAAGATCGGACAGCGCCGCAAAATAGTCGGAACGGAAGAATCTCTCGAGGTCCTCTACCATGAGCTTTGCTTCTTCGTTCTTTCGGTTCTTTTTCAGTTTCTTTCTTGTGTTGCGATAGTCTTTTGCAGCCTGAATAATGATCGCGTTCGCAAGTTTTACGTAGGGATCGATCAGCACCGCCTCCTTTTCAGGTTTGCCCTCACTGCATCGATCAGGGCATCCTGAGTCTTTTCTTTTTTCCGGAGCGCTTTCATGACCTGCTCGTCAATCGTTCCCTTCGCAATGATATGGTGAATCACCACCGTATCCTTCTGGCCCTGCCGATGGAGTCTTGCATTCGTCTGCTGATAAAGCTCCAGACTCCAGGTCAGGCCGAACCAGATGAGCGTTGATCCGCCGCTTTGAAGATTTAAGCCATGACCTGCCGATGCCGGATGGATGATTGCCGCAGAAATTTTTCCCGCATTCCAATCTTCAATATCCTGGCTTGTCTTGATCTCCCGGACGGAGAACCGCGCCTTGATACGCTCGGCATCGTGCTGGTACCAGTACGCAATGAGGACCGGCTTGCCGTTTGCCGCCTCGATCAGATCCTCCAGGGCATCGAGCTTCCTGTCGTGAATCACGACGGTTTTCTTGTCCTCGTCATAGACCGCACCGTTTGCCATCTGCAGGAGCTTTCCGGAAAGAACCGCTGCATTGGCTGCATCGATCTCCTTGTCCTTGATCTGGGCGACCATCTCCTCCCGGAACTCGTCGTAGACGGCCATTTCCTTTTCGCTCATCACAACAGGCACCTCGTTGATGATGCACTCCGGAAGCTGCAAGTAATCGCAGGACTTCATCGAGATTGTGATATCTGAGATCCGTTTGTAGATGGCGTCCTCTGCTCCCGGGCGTGGCTTATAGGAAAAGATCACCTCGCCGTTACGCTTGTCCGGAACAAAGTAGGCATTCCGGTAATGCGTGATATACCGGCCAAGCCTCTGCCCAAGATCCAGCACCCGGAATTCCGTCCACAGATCCATGAGACCATTGCTGCTTGGCGTTCCGGTCAGACCAACGATCCGTTTCACCTTCGGTCTTGCTTTCAAAAGGCTCTTGAACCGCTTCGCCTGGTACGACTTAAAGCTCGATAGCTCATCGATCACAATCATGTCAAAGTCAAATGGTATCCCGCTTTTGTTAATCAGCCAGTCCACGTTCTCGCGGTTAATGATGTAGACATCTGCCTGCTGCATGAGGGCTGCTTTCCTTTCTGCCTCAGTTCCGACCGCAACGGAGTAGGTCAGCCCCTTCAGATGGTCCCATTTCTTTATTTCCGAAGGCCAGGTGTCCCGCGCTACCCGTAGCGGTGCGATCACCAGCACTTTTCCGATAAGGAATTGATCGAGACAGAGATCAAAGATGGCTGTCAGGGTGATGACGCTCTTTCCAAGTCCCATCTCAAGAAAAACCGCGGACACCGGATGCGTCAGGATAAAATCTGTCGCATACTTCTGATAATCATGTGCGCTGTATCTCATCAATGACACCTCCGATCTGGTTCACGTCATCCACCAGGAAAACCTGGTATCCAAGACTCTCCAGCTGCTTCTTCCGCCTACGCTGAAGCGGCCGCATCTTTTTCCCCGGTGCCTTAAGCTCCGCAAATGCCATATGCCCATCAGGAAGAAGCACGATGCGATCCGGCACACCATTTAATCCTGGACTTACAAACTTCGGTGCAAGACCACCGGCTTTTTTCACGGCTTCCGTGAATTTCTTCTCAATAAATTTCTCGTCCATGTATCCCTCTCATCTGACACAAGAACACAATGATCACAACCATTCCCTTATATTTATTACGCGCGTGCGCACAGGTATTCTTACCCCTACTATTTAGAAAACGCGTTTCGAATATAAGGGAAAAAGTTGTGTTGTGTGTGTCTCGTTACTTCGTTTTCTGGTAAAGTCGCTGCCTGCCAT